AAAGCCGTGCCGACAGGGACAGTACCGACCAACACAACATATTGGCAGTTACTTGCAGAGAAGCCGACTATCGGTGAAGGTTCGATCACAACTAACATGCTGGCAGACGGCTCAGTAACCTATGAAAAGATCGCAAGTGGAGCAGACGCAGATATAGCGTTAAACGCTTTAGGCTTATCCATTGTAGACGGTAAACTCTGTGTAACATATGAGGAGGAATAAATGAGTATAACGACACCAGTCATCACAGACTTAACAGGACAGCAGATTGTTGAAGGACTCGCACGGCAGAATCTTCTGCTTGCAAGAATGGTTCCCGATTCTTCAGCTACACCTCATGCTACATTAGCGGAGATACACGCCATAGTGCAGGCAGGCGAAGCACCTAACGTGTTCAAGGTGGGTGACCAAATCATGGTCAAGTACAACGATGGGGCAAACGATTACGTCCTACCGTGGGATATCGTCCATTTCGGAAATGCAGAACTGGAAGACGGCGAGACACTTCCTGCCATGTATATTCAGTCTCACTACGCCATGCAAGCGGTACAGTTCGACCAAAACGAAGGGTTCTATGTTGTACCGAGCGGCGGTCTGCCAGCGGGAACTTATTACTTCACAATGGGTAACTCATGGGGCAGTAAGGTAGTCAACGGGAAATCTTATACGTTCACGACTGCCGAGTCCTACGCCGAGGGTGATATATGGCAGTTGGGCAAAGCCACATCAGAAGTTTCGGGACTGCCCGACAGCGCACCGTCAACGTGGAGAGTGAGGACTTATAAAGCAAGCGGCAGCGTGGTTGCAGGGCTAGCCTCTACGCCCACAGAAATCCTCGAACTCAGCGAGGGAACGACAGGAACATTCCTCGGAACGCTATCTTCTTCTACAAAGTATGGAACAAGCGGACTCAATAACATGCAGAGAAGCGCTTATGCATACAACAGGTGGAGCCAGTCTGCATTGAGACAGTTCCTCAATTCCTCTGCTGATACTGCTGGTTGGTGGACTCCGCAGAATCCCTACGACCGCAGACCCGACCAGCTGGCAACTATGAGGGGATTTATGGCAGGGTTTGAGCAGGAATTTCTTAATATCCTCAAGCCCGTTAAGGTCGTGACAGCCCTTAACACTGTTTCGGATTCAGATATCGGAACAAGCGAAACGACATATGATACGTTCTTCCCCGCTTCGCTTGAGCAGGAATACATTGTTCCGCAGTTGGCGAATGTGGAGGGCGAGTATTGGGAGTATTGGAGACAGAAACTCGGAGCATCCAGCCCTCAAGGCACAGAAACCCCCAATCCTCGTCATATCAGATACGGGTATAACGCACAGGGCACGGCGCAGTACTGTCGGTTGCGTTCGGCGTCTCGTGGCTACGCCAGCGTTACGTGGAGTGTTTACACTACTGGCACCGTCACCAGCTACACCGCTCTCTACGCTGTTCGGTGCGCGCCCGCTTGCGTCATCTGTTAATCATTATTCATCCCCCTCGCTCATGCGAGGAGGATACAGTCAGAGGTCTATTAATGAGTGTTCCAGTCAATCAAAGAGGTCAAGGCAAGTTAGAGGTCTGCACTAAAGCGAGGGATTTGGCAGTCTACACGCTCCAAATCACAAAAAATAAGAAGGTGTTTGTCGAAGAATATCAAGACGCCATAACCAATAAAATCATCAGTACAGCGTTAGATATTCACACAATGGTGTGATCTGCCAATAACGTTCTTGTGAACAGTAAGGAAGACTTGACGGAGCGAAACACCCTTCAAGAAGAGGCTTGTGTGATGTGCAATGTACTTCTTTCGTTGATAGATATAGCCAAGCCTCTCTTTCATTTGGACACTCGCAGAATCATGTACTGGGGGCAGAAAGTTGTAGAAGTACGCAACCTCATCAGAGCGTGGCGTTCTTCTGATATCAAGCGGTATGCTCCTTTGTATAAAGGGACGTAGGCTGTACACAGAACTGTCGGTTGCGTTCGGCGAATCGTGGCAACGCCAACAATACATGGAATGTAAACACTACTGGCAACGTCAACTACGACAACGCTTACAGCGCTTATCGGTGCGCGCCCGATTGTACCTATCAAGAGTTGTTGACCCACCGCATAGCGGTGAGGGTACTTGAGTATAGGGGCAAGGAGCCGAAATCCCTGCCGTAAGGCAAAACAATAATCCCATGACGGACATGACTTTTAAAAGCCAGTTGGACTATTAGCATGGAATCTTTTGATATTGAAGCGGTCATAGGATATGAAGCGTTATATGATTCAATCCGCAAGTGCCGCAAGGGAGTTGGATGGAAGGACAGCGTGGCGAGTTACAGCCTTAACGCTATAGAAAGAACATTGACCTTACACAGAAAACTTCATGACGGCACATACAGATCAAGACCGCCCGTTAAGTTTTGGGTTACATCTCCGAAGCCGAGGGAGATAGCAAGTATTACTTTCGGCGACAGAGTGTATCAGCGGAGTTTGAACGACAATGCGGTATACCCCATGATGAGCAGATCTTTTATTTATGACAATTACGCCTGTCAAAAGGGCAAAGGAACAGACAAGGCAAGAGAGCGCCTTAAAGAGTTCCTTCGCTCTTATTACCGCAAGCACGGTGTTCATGGTTATGTAGCGCAGTTCGACATAAAAGGGTTTTACCCGAACATGAACCATATCGTCACAGAAGACACATTCCGCAAACGCTTGCCTACGGATATTTACAACATGGTCGCGACCATATTGCGGGAGCAGTATGACACCGACAAGGGATATAACGCGGGGAGCCAATTGATACAGATAGCAGGCATATCCATATTGGATGGGTATGACCACTTTGCAAAAGAACAGTTACACGCTAAACATTATCTGCGCTACATGGACGACTTTCTTATCATCAGTGACGACAGAGAGTATTTGGAAATGTGCGCAGAAAGGACAAGAGGGTACATGGCAAACCTCTGCTTTGAGTTGAACGAGAAGCGCACAAGGATATATCCGATATCTGAGGGGATAGAGTTCTTAGGCTTTCGCTTCCAGTTAACAGAAACAGGCAAGGTGCTGATGCTTCTTAAGTCGGACAACGTGAAACGGCAAAGGAGAAAACTAAAACGCCTCGTCGCAAAAGCAAAACGTGGAGAGATACCAAAGGATAAGGTGGACGAGTCTTACATGGCGTGGCGTAACCACGCAAGCAAAGGCAACACGTTCGGCTTATTGCAAAGAATTGACAAATACTATAAAGGACTGTGGACAGATGAATAATGAAAATGTGCTCAAACGAATCACTATGAATTTGGCAGACAAGGCTGACCTCGAAAATGCGTTAGCCCTCGTCAACAACCTAAATGCCATAGTTGACTATGTTGCAATGATGACGGATGTAGAAATCCCTACCGAGGAGGATAACAATGAGTCCGAAATTTAACAGAGTTAAACGTTACTATGACAGCGGTCTGTGGAACAAAGAGATGGTGCACAACGCTGTAATTAAAGGTTGGATAACAGCCGAGGAATACGCCGAGATTGTAGGAGAGCCGTACGATGAGTGAAGCGGTAATAGTGGCTCTCATTACAGCAGGAGCCTCAGTCATATGTCAGTTCGTTATCGCAAGGACTCAGCATGAGAAAGACAAAACCGACCTTGCGGTAACGCTTAAAGGCATTACAGACCGTTTAGACCTACACAACGGATACGCCGAAAAAATAGGCGGTCTTGCAGATGACATGGAAAAGATGACAATCGCTATGGCAAAAATGGAAAAAGATATAGAGTATCTTCGCAAAGGAACATCGATTTAACAGACCTGCCAGCACGGAAACGAGTTGGGGGCAGTAGGCTGTTGGGAAACCGACAGCCTACTTCTTTGTAGCTTTAGCGTAAAGAAAACCCCTGGTTCTGCCAGGGGTGGGAAAGAAAGTGGAATAGACAACCTCCCAAGAAATAGAATGGTGATGGTTACCAAGCATCACTACCTAAATCGAAGGAGGTTGAGAACGAGTGAAAAATGAAGTAAAAACAACCGCCCATTCAAGTTACCGCTGCGAGTATCATATAGTGTTCGCGCCAAAGTATAGAAGAAAAGTGATATATGGCGAGATCAAATCAGATATAGGAGTAATACTGCGGAAGCTGTGCAATGAGCTGAAAGTGGAGATACTGGAAGCAGAAGCATGCCCTGATCATATACACATGCTGGTAAGTATCCCCCCGTACATGAGTATAGCGCAGTTCGTGGGGACGCTCAAATCAAAGAGTGCACTAATGATCTTCGACAGACACGCAAACCTGAAGTACAAATACGGGAACAGAAGTTTCTGGTGCAGAGGGTACTACGTGGATACGGTAGGCAAAAACGAAAGAATGATTCGGGAATACATCCGGAATCAGTTAGAGGAAGATCTGGCATCAGACCAGATCAGCCTCAAAGAGTTTGTAGACCCGTTCACGGGTGAAAAGAATAAGTAGGCAAAAACAAACAGCCGCTTGAAGCGGCTGCCTGTGGTAGTGATGCTAAGGTAACATTTCAGTGCCCTCTTCGAGAGGGCCTGCAAGCAATAACCCTTCTAGGGGTTGTGCAAACCACTAGTTTACTAGTGGTTATGATTTAAGAAATTTAAGAAAGAGGTAAACATGGACAACAAATCAATTATTCTCGCAATTATCCTATTCGCGATTCTCGTTGAGGGAACTGTCGAATACATCAAACTGTCACTTCAGAAACAGATATGCGCCGAGATTATCGGCGCATTTATTTTCTCGCTGATTATTACTATCGGCTACAAACTGGACTTCTTCGAAGCGTGGTTGGGGCTTGAACCTATCATCCCCTATCTCGGTAACGTCCTAACGGCGTTAGTAATATCAAGAGGCAGTAACTACGTGTTTGACCTTATCGGAAAATTCACAGAAGCAAAGGATTGGGTTGACGGTGAAGTAGTAGACGATTATGTCGCGCCTACTAATGTTGTCAATCACGAGATGGACGAAGGAGTAGGTTAATGACAGTACAGGAATTAGCACTATCCCTTCATTTGCAGTATCCAAAAACCTACATAGCGTTCAGCCGTGGCTACGACCCGTCAATAAAGCATTACGGTGTTGACATGGCATACAACATGGACGAGGGCGGCCCGTGGGTTCCTGTCTACGCTCCGGCAGACGGTAAGGTAGTTACATCTACCTATGACAGTTCCTATGGCTACTATGTCATGATTGAACACGCAACAGGTGTCCGTACTCTAATGGCGCATCTGAAGGAACTTCCTTGCGTTAAGGTCGGTGACAAGGTAAAGCGTGGCCAGAGAGTCGGTACGGAGGGAACAACAGGCAACTCTACGGGGCCTCATGTTCACTTTGAGGTAAGGCTTAATGGAACCAAAGTCAATCCTGTTCCATACACATTTGCCTATCCAGAGCAGAAGGTCAATTACTATACCCAGAGGGACTTCGGTATTAAGCACTACGAACCTATTAAGTATTTAGGGCATCCTGTTGAACGTAACAGTGAGGTCGACCAATTCAAAATTGATACCGATACGTTGAGAGCAAGAAAAGCCCCCAATCTTAAAGGGGAGTTTCTTGGCTACGTTAATCGGGGCATCTACAACGTAGGAGAGAGCGTAAGAGCAGACGG